CATGCTCGGCCTTGCCCTCGCCCATGTCCTTCTTGGGCTTCATCTTGCCGAGGATGATTGCCACCGCAGCCTTGTCATCGTGAACCATGACAGCCTCCGGTTAGTACGCGGTCGTGTTGGACAGCGTAAGCTCAACGTACATCACAGTGCCGTCGTCAGGCATAGTGCTGACGCTCAGGGCAAGCGGAGAGCCACCAATGGTAACCGTCGTAAAGGTAATAAACGGATTGCCAGAGGAGCCGTTCACGTTGTCGTTAATCACCCAGAGCGCAATCGGAGCGGCAGCAGTGCCACCCGGGACCGCCGACATAGACACGCTGAGCAAGCGCACATACGGGTCGTAGGTCGGCACGCCGCCGTTGCTGGCGCCCAGCGTCAGCGTGAAGTCACCGCTGCCAAGATCGGTCAGCGACACAAAACCCTGCGACGGGTTGATGGTGACGGGCGACGTGCTGCTGTTCAGCACCTCGCTGAGAACCAGCGACGGAGCGCCGGCAGCGTACGTGATCTTGGCAAACAGCTTGATGACCTTGCGCTCAAGCGTGCCGCCGAACTGGTTGTAGGTACGGTTAGCTATGTGTTTACCCTGCCTTAGTGGATCGACTCTTGGTCGATTTGACCACTATTGTCACACGATCCTGTCGCCTCTTGGGCCGGATGTGTGTTGTTTGTTTGAAATCTCTCAAGGTATTGGATCGCAACCCTGAGCAACTGAATGTTGTCCCTGAAGCATCCAACACCAAGATTGCAGTTGACGCAAAGCAGGGATCGGACCTGTCCGGTTACGTGATTGTGATCTACGGCAAGACCTTTTACGAACTCAACTTGATGCTTGCCACAGATCGCGCAACAACCGCCCTGCGAGGCAAACATCCTGTTGTATTGTTCAAGATTGATGCCGTATTTCCGCTTGAGGTCAATCTCCTTCATGTAGTCAACATGAAGTTGGCCCCTAGCCTTTCGGTATGCGGCCGTACGCTCACGCACGCAAACCTTGCAGTCACTTGAAAATCCGGCCAAAGACTCGGGGAACTGCGCTTGTCGCGTTTTCCCATAGAAGTCAACGAGGGGCTTCGTCTCGCCACACTTCTTGCAAGTCTTCGACCGGATGCTCATCAAGAAGCCCTCTGGTACGTGTTACGCGCCGAGCTGCACAACGGCGTTGAAGCCGGGGGCGTTGCAGCCGAGGTTCGCGTAGCTGACCACGCGAAGCTCAGCGGCGTCGCTGTTGTACACGCGGAGCATCTCGAGCCCGTCCGCGTACTTGGCGATGTGGGGCGCCGGCCCGAGCGAGTAGAGCTTCCACGTGTCCATCTGGAGCAGGTACGCAGTCTTCGCGGGGCACGAGCGGTCGGGGAACACCTTGATCTGACCGGCAGCGCCGTTGATCAGGATGCCGGGGTAGTAGAGCTTCGCCGGGCCGTCGAACGAGATGTACTGCGCCTTGGCACCGAGCGACTTCTCAAGCGCGGCGTACGAGGCGAAGTTCATGATGCACACGTCCGGAATGCCGCCTTCGCGAGCAACGAGGAGCGACGCGTCAATCACGGCCTCTTCGATGCTCTGCGACGTGCCGTTGAAGCGGACGCCGCCGAGGCGGGTCGGATCAACGCTGCGGTCAACGCCAAAAAACGTCGGGTCACCAGAAACCGGGGCCGTCACCGGAAGCCAAGCGGCAAGGCCACTGAGCGCAAGGCCAGCGCCAGCAAGGGTGCGATCACCCTGCACGGTCAGCAGGTCGTTAGCAACAGCGCCCCACGTGCCAACGCCAGCGGTGCCACCCATAGTGGTCGAAACCGTCACGGTACCAGTTGAACGGTTTACTGCGATCACAAACACGCGGTCACCAGTGCCACCGCCCGTGCGCAGCGTGCCCGTGGGCGAGTACGCCTGCAACGTCATGTTCACTTCAAAGTTCACCACGTCCGAAGCGCTGGACAGGGTGAGAACGCCAAGCGCCTCGCTGCCGAGGGTGCCAATCGAACCCTTACCGTCGCGGAAGATCTGCGTAGCAAGCGAGTTGGTCAGAGCGCGGATCGCGCCGTCGATCACCACGGTCGCGCCGTTGATGAACGCCATCTTGTCCGTCTTGCTGGCAAGCATGGTCTGGTTGTCGATCTGCGCGATCGAGTAGTTGCTAGCGCGGGTCAGAGCAAACGACTCCACGGTAGCGGCGGTCTGGTTGCCCTGCGCGTTGCTGAACGTTGCGCTGCGGCCCTGCGAGGTGTTCACGATCAGGGGGATCGGCATATACTTGCCGCCGAACTCCTCCATCTTGGGAACCATCGCGAGGAACGGGTTGTTCTTGTAGACGAGGTTCGCGATCTTCTGATCGTCGTAAAGCTCCTTGAGGGCCGCGTTAGCAGCGCCAAGGTCAAACGAGAACGAGGGACCGCCGGTCTGGTTAAGAGCGGGGGTCGGGGGAGTACCAGCAGAAGGCCAAGCCATGTGAGTACCTACCGCAAACAGCGCATCATGCGCGTCCGCAAATCCGCGTCGAGCGCGCCATGCGCTACCAGCGGAGAGTTAGCAGTCAGTTGAAAGGAACAGTTCGCCTAGCGTCGCTGCCGTACCTAGTGGTTAACGTCCCTCAAGACGGGCGAGCGCGGCTGCAATCCGATCCGCGTCAGAGCGCGGTGACTTCGGAACGCCAGCGGCGACATTCGCACTCAGGTCGTTCGACAGCGTGGGACCCATCCTAGGTGCCGGTGCTGCCGTCTGTGCCTGCGTCGAGGCCACTTTCTGCTGCGTCACTGCAAACTTCTTGGTCTGCTGGGCCTTACGGGCCAGGTCTTCGTAATGCTCCTCGACGAGTTTAGCAGCCTCGGGAATCGTCAGCAACTTCCCGCTCTGCTTGAAATGCTCCTCGATCACATCGGAAACGAGATTTGCACCGCCGTAAAGATTTGTCAACTCATACGTTTCAACGTGCTGCGAAACGTACTCACCAACCTCCTCGCGGAAGCTTTCAATGATCGCCTGCTGCTCGCGCGTCTGCATCTCGCGCGTCTGCTCAAGAAGCTTCTCCTGCTCCTCGCGCTGCGCCCGCTTGAACTCCTCGAGTTCCTGGCGCACCGACATCACCTCAGCGTTGGGCGTCGGCTTGTTGTCGTTGAGGACGAACTCGGTGATCTGCTCGTAGGTCAAACCAAGCTGCTTCAACGCGTCCAGCGGGTTCAGAAGCGCCTGCTTCTTTGCCTGCTCAAACGCACGCAACTGCTCCGACTGTTGCGCCAGAATCTGTTGCTGCTGCTTCACCGCCTGCTGCTTGCGAAGCAGATCCTGCTCCTTGCGGGCAAGCAGGGCAAACCGATCAGCACGAGGCTTCTCGGGCGCGGGTTCCGGTGCCGGTGCGGGCGCTTCCGGCGCTCCCTCCGGTGCAGCACCCAGTACCTCCTGGGCCGTAGGCGCAGCCGCCTCGGGCACAGGCTGACCACCAACCGTACCAGTGGTCATGTTCGTCATCACTCCTTCAACAGCCATCCGTCACTCCTTGGTTACTGTACCGGGACATTCGGTACCAGTTCACTTGCAGGCATCGGCATGGGCGGCGCAATCGGCTCTCCAGTCGCTCCCGGCATCGGCAGCGGCATCGGAGCCGGCGGCATCATGGCCTGCTCAATCTCATTGATCTGTTCCAAATACCGGCGCAGCAGTTCAAGCCGGTCCTCGCGAAGATTGTGCAGTTTGCCCTTGGCGTAATACTCAAGGCACAACTGCTTGGAGAGTTGCAAGTCGTCCAACGGATCGGGGCTGCGGTATCCAGCCTCGCCTCTGTCCACGATCTCCTCAAACACCATCGTGAGGTACTCCTCCTCCGCGTTTGCCAGCGACTCAACCTGCTCAAGATCGGGAAAGTCGAGCAGGCGACGAGCCTGACGCGGCGTAAGGAATCCAGCCTGCGCGTACTCTTGAATCGTCGCAAGACGGCCAGCAGGATCGTTGGGCAGCGACGACACAGGGAAGCACTGCATGACGTAATCTTCGTCGTTGAGTTTGATGTCCTTCCACTCAATCATCGCAAGCGACTTCTTGCCGGGGACGCGGACCTGGTAGCCCTTGTCCGAGGCGGCAATCATCTTGACCACTTCAATGCTCAAGCGGCCCACGTCCATAAACATCTGCTCGTACGACTTGGACGGCACCGACAGACGATCCGTCTGGATGTCGTTGTACTCGCGGATGGCGCGACCGCTGTTCAAGCCCTCGGGCTTCAGCGACGAGGCCGCAAGCTGCGACACGCCCGCCTGCTCGTACCCCTTGTTGATCAGCGTCTGGAGGTGCGCGTACACCTCGGGCGCGACGATGGGCGGCGTCACGTACATCGGCGGCGTGCCCGTGTAGTTGATGATGCTGCCCACGTCGTTGTTGAGGTGCTCCTTCACGATCTTGCTGCCGTTCTCGATGAACACCTTGAATGAGCCCATCAGGTGCATGGAACGCTGGATGACCCAGAGGAGCTTGTTGATCTCCAACTGGATGTTCTGCAACTGCTCCGCAAGACCCTGGCCCCAGTACCCATACAAACGCGGCGACCACTGCACGCGAGCAAACGGGAAGAAACTGTGCGGCCACGGCTCCATCTCGCCCAGCACCGCGCCGTCGATGGTGATGCAGTGCTTGCCGTCGTCCGCCCCAGGGCCGCTGGGCAAATGCCACGACTCGCGCACGGTGATCATGTCCGCGACGATGCTGCGACCCGCCTCTTCCGTACGCGACGGCTTCGCGCCGCCAATCATGTCCGCGTTCTCAGGGAACAGGTCAAACAGCACCTGACGGTCAACCTGCTTCACGCGGTGCATCTGGCGCGGCTGGCCGTACAGCGACTCCACGTCGTCCACAAAGATCTCGCTGGACATCACGCGCTCGTGGCAAACGCGGTCACCCTTCGCGAACACATGGATGAAACCGTCGCCCCACACGGACGCGTCGCGGAACACCACCTTGCCAATGTCCTGCGTGCCGTTCTCGTAGAACACGCCCTCGAGGAAGGCGTTCAGCTTCTTGGCTTCCCGCTGCTTGCGGTAGTCGCCGCCGCTGGTCAGGAAGAACGGACGAGGCCGGTTGCGCGTCACCTTTGCAACCACGGTGTCCACCACCGACTGCACCAGGTTGTAGCTGATGCGGTCACGCAGCGCCGGCTGCTGCGCCGCGATCTTGCTGAACGACACGCCCGCTAGCGTCGTCGGCGCCAAGTTGCCGTACAGACGCGCGCTCACGATCCACTGCGTCGCTCGAAACGACTGCGCGTCGCGGATCAGGTTCAGCGTCCCGCTGATGGAGTCCGCGGCGTCCTGACCCTTGAGCATCCACCAACGACGCTCCTTGTTGTCGGGCAGCTTCTCAGGCACGCCAGATCGCTCACCGCCAACCGTGAAGTCCCGAAATTCAATTGGCATAGTGCCTCTCCACCCGGCGCATGATCCGGTTCTTCTTCACACCGTAGAGCTTCCCCAGCATCTTGAACGCCTGCGCCTCGTTGTCGCCGGTCATCTCAGGGAAGTAGTACTTGCAAATCTGAGCGATCACGAACACGCGCTCCTCGGTCGTTAGCGGCCCCAACTCAGAGTACCAAGGCGTCTTGCTCGCTCGCAGCGACTCGATGATCATCTCGCCGTGCGCGAACCCCGCCCACAGCGCCGCACGCCACAGGTGCTCGCGGGAGTTGGCCTTAGCCTGCTCCTCGTCGGTCATCACCTCGTCGCCCGTCTTGACCTCACTCATAGCTTGTCCCCCCGGCGCTCGAGCACAGGTCGTGCGAGCAACCCATCAAGCAGCCATCCACGCCATGCTCGGTCGCCCACGAGTGGCCGCACGCACAAATGGAGCCGGTGCCGTCCTCAAACACTCCAGCGGCTGCCACAGGGGCTTCTGTTGCTGAATAGGACGATGAGGAGGCACCGAGCTCCAACCGCAGCCCGCTGACCGCAAGAGACTTGATCCCCTGCTCGCGCATGAACGCAACCCAGGTGGCAACCTCCTGCTGTGTCATACGGACCTCCACGCGGCGGACGGTATACGGTAACTGCTTGACAATCAAGAACTGGTTGGGGCGCTTGGATTTGAACCAAGGTTAGCGGAGTCAAAGACCGCTGTCCTGCCAGCTAGACGACGCCCCACTAATGCTGAATCAGCGGCTGGCCCCATAGCGCGATCTCTTCGTCCTGCGCCTGTCGATCCGCAAGGAGCCGCTCCATTTCCTGCTCCTCTTGCAGCAGCATCCAGTCCGCCTCGCTCTTGCCGTACTTGAGGCCGTTGTTCTGCCGCACCTCAGCCACCCACTGGTAGCAGTGCCGCCAAGCGTACAGCGCCGCGTCCGCGCAATGGTTGGGCGACGCCGGATGCTCCTCCCGCCTCATGCTCCGCTCGTCCCAGATCAACTGCCCGTACTCTTCGATCAACGGTGCCGCTGCCTTCTTGTGGACCTTGATGTACTGACTCGCAAACTCGCCGTTCATAATCTCAATGAAGTCCGCCTTGCCCGTCTTCTCTGCCGGCGTCATCGGGATGTCGTGCCTGCGCCGCATCTCCTCCACCGCCTGCTTGTTGGCGTTGTCGATCACGATGCGGTCAAACTCAAACCGGCCCATCAGCTTGCGCGTCTGGTCCGCAACCTCCGTGATGTCGCACTTGGCCTTCTTGTGCGCTCCCAGCACGTACAGCGTCCGATCATGGTCGTGGTACGCGCACACCACCCATGCAGTCGGGTCGTTGAACCCAAGGTCAATGCCAAGCACATAATGCCAGCGCCCGCCCTTGTTCAGCACCGGCAGTTCGTCAAACGTGTTCTTGTCGTAGTCGAACCGGTACACCAACTTGCTGTCGTCCACCACCCACTTGCCGAGGTACATCTGCTGGAACCCTGGCGTCTCCTCCACCAGAGGGTTCGCCAGCTTCAAATCCTCAATCTCCTCGCGCCACTTGTCCGCCAACTTTGGGTTGTCAAACGTCGTCCAGCGGTAGCAGCTCCAACCCATCTTCTCCCACTGCCCCGGCTCCCCTGGGTTCTGCCCCTTCGTCAGGTCAAAGAACAGCCCGCGTTTCATGTTGCCGGGGGTACCGATCAGCGCAATCGTGCCGCGATAGTCCGCCGTCGCAGGCTTCAAGATGTCGTACACGATCTCGCGCAAGTCCACGTTGTAGGACGCTGCCTCGTCCACGGCCACAGCCATGAACTTCTGACCAAGCGCCTTGTCCTTCTCCTGCTCGTCCGCGTCCATGCCGAGCATATAAATCACGCTGCCGTTAGGCAGAGTCGCGCTCAACTCCGTCTCGTTGAACCGGCACCCAAGCCCCTGCGAGCGGTCAATCTCTTTCAACACGTCCTTCCACATGATCCGCTTGGCTGAGGCTCGCGTCAGCGCCACATACAGGCACGACACGCCGGGGTTCTTGTACGCCGCCTCTAGCAGCATCAGCCCTGCCGCGTACGACTTGCCCGCACGACGGGTACAGAGCAACGCCTTCATGCGCGACGGGTCGTCAAGAAACTTGGTCTGCCACACGTGCTCGGGCGTCCGAAACACCGGCTCCTTCTTCTCAGCCGCCACCAAGGCAAAGAACTCGCTTCGCTCTGCCGGCGTCATCTTGGCAATCAGCTTGTCGAGTTCTTCCTTGGTCATCGCTCAACCTTTAGCGTCAGTCGCGGACGCTCTTCTGCAATCGTTGGCTGCTCTTCGGGGCGCAGTGCCGCTTGCGCCACAGCAAACGTCGCGCTGCGAGACACGCCCTTTATAACGCCAGACTCTTGCTGCGCCTCCCACATGAACTCTTCGTGCTTCTTGCAAAGCAACAAAAGACCGCCTGTTGCGTAGCTGTTTTCCTGCCTAAACACTACCGGCTCAAGGCACGGCTCCCACATCACAAACTGCGTAATGCTTAAAACTGACGGGACAAAAGCACCAGCGGGAGGAGTTCGCATCATGCACTGCTCACCCATCCTGAGCCTCCTTCATCATCCGCTCGTACTCTTCGCGAGACACGCTCTTTGGAGCAGGCCCGTCGAGCAGCGCGTCATGCTCGGCCTTGCTGATTGCCCGCGCCTGCAACTCCACCCGTTTCGGCGGCTCCAACGTTGCCAGCGTCTCCTTCGCGTACCGGACAGCCATCGCCGCATCCGCCTTGCCCGCCAGCGCCCGCTCCACCGTCCAGTACGCAGCGTCCACGTCCACGTTCATCAAGCCCTGCTGTACGTGCGCGTACAGCGCCGTCCGCAGCCGCAGCAACTCGTCCGTCATCGCTTCTCTCCCCAGATCGCTGCCAACCCTCGCCTTGTCGCACCAGGCAGGATCCGCGCTCGATAGCAGGCCAAGCACCTCTTCGCTCTGATGCCGCTCGTCGGGCCCCCGCAGTACAAGCACTCCCCCGGCTCCACCTTCCCTGCTTCCCGATAAGCCTGGCACGCCTCACGATGCGCCTCCCGCACGTACTCCCGCTTCGCGTACCTCCGCTGCTGCTTCGTCCGCCGCGCCTTCACCTCTGGGTCAGCCCATCGCTTTTGCTCATAACAACGCCGACACAGCGCAGCCTTTACCGTCACACCCTCGCACAGCGGCGTGTCGCACGGCTTCACTCAGGCACCAACGGCAGCGCCTCAATCTGCGCCCGCACCACCTCGTCCGTCACAAGCTCAAGCACGCAACTACGCATCCACCGCGCTGCCGCCATCTTGTGCACCACCACCTCCGCGTCCCAATCCGCGTGGTGCTTGATCTCGCGCTCTAGCAAATCACGGCTATAACGGGCGTTGATCCCCTTCTGAATCTCGCCTTCGGGACTATTTACAAGATCAAAAATCTGATCCGCAAGCTCGCTGTTCTTTGCCTCTACCTTGTGAATCCATGCCTCTAAACGCCGCTTTGTCCACCGACCCGATCGGTACGCTTGCCGCTTTGCCGGCTTATGCGCCCCGCAATCACAAGCGTGCCAGTCTTTGTGCCACCCACATCGCGCTGAATGCTTTTGCTTCCTGCCCATGCGTCACCTCTGCCGTCACTGCGGCCCACACACGCTAACATAGCGCTACGACACACGCAACGGCTGTTACTCTTTGGGGGGTGGTATATGGGGTAGTGCTACGCTGTCAAACATGGTGGGTACTCTCTGGGGGGTATATATATATGTATGTCTTTCCCCCGCGCGATGGTGGGGGGGGGTGGGGGTCGCGTGCGTGCGTGCGTGTACGCGCGTGCGTGCGCCCGCCGCTTGACGTGTCTTGAGCACGGCACCTGGGCGCGCCGTTGTCGCAGAGTGTGGAGCCCGGGGCGCGGCGCACGTTTCGAGGGTCGCGGCACGGTCCGCTTGACGCGGTCGCGCATCGCGCATTCGCCTTGATTTAAAACGTTTCCGGAAAATCGACACGAGCCCGCTTGACATCTTCACGTGGTAGCGCTACAGTCTCCCCACGCTGCAATGCCGCGGCGCGGGAGACGGACCGATGACGCTGAGCGATGCCTACGAGACCGGACGCTGCGACGCTGCAAACGCGCACGATGGGGACTGTCCGCCCGATGTTGAGACGCTGGCCGCTGAGTACCTTGAGTTTCACGCGTGGGACGACGAGCCGGAGTGTGAGCGTGCCGCCATTGCTCACGCGTGGGCGGAGGGTTGGCACGCGTCGGCGATGCGGTACTGGCGAGCGGCTGAGGCCCGCCGCGCCCGCGAAGAGGCTGAGGAGGCGTACTAGGCCGAAACCTAGGGGCTACGGCCCCAACGGTCCGCGGATGGATTCCGCGCTGAAGAGGCCAACGTGAAAGACTTAGTCGCCCCCGTCGTCATCGTCGCCGTGCTTGCCGCGTGCGCCGCTTTGTGGGTCGGGGCCGTGAGCACGTCGCAAAACCAGTCCATCACCCGCGCGCACGCCGCGCTTAGGAGCCGGTAATGACCAAAAACGAGCTGATTTTCTGGACGTGCACCGCCATTGCGTCAATGATCGTCGGCGCCGCTATTGACCCCGACACCACGCTCGCCGACGTGGGGATCGTGAGCGCGGCGTGGGTCGTGATCCTGTCGGGCACGCACGCGTGGGGTCGCGCCTAGGACCCTCTAGGGAGCCGGTATCCTGCGGGGTATCGGTCTTCTAGAGCGCCCGTCGCGCTCTGCGGCCGTAAGCCGCACAACCTGGGAGTGACCCTATGTCAAGGCTGTTTCCAATTCTGAACAACGTCCGTCCCAAACCATCGTACGAGGAGGCGCTTGCGCTGGTCGTGCAGAATTCCAAGAATGCAAAGATCGGCGACGTGTCCACGACGCTCGCCGGGACCGTCTCGTGCGTCGACTGCACCCTGCGCGGGAACGGCTGCTATGCCGAAACGGGCATGGTCGGAATCCACGTGCGGCGGCTGAACGACAAGGTGCGCGCGCGCAAGGCCAGCCCCGTCCGTCAGGCGGAGCACGAGGCGCGCGGGATTGACGACCTGAAGGCCCGTGGTCAGGGGCTCCGGATCCACACGTCGGGCGACTGTCCCACGCGGGAGGCGGCAGAGCTCGTGGCGGGCGCGGCCGAAAGGTTCATGGCGCGCGGGGGCGGCAAGGCGTGGACCTATACGCACGCTTGGCGGAGGATGCCTCGCAAGGCCTGGGGCGCCGTGTCGGTCCTCGCGTCCGTCGAGACGCTGGCCGATGCCAAGCGGGCGATGCGTAAGGGCTGGGCCGTGGCGCGCGTGGTCCCGCAGTTTACGACCGACAAGGCGTGGCTCGAGGACGGCGTGCGTTGGATCCCGTGCCCGGCGCAAACGCGCGACGACGTGACGTGCGAGTCGTGCCGACTGTGCTGGAACGACGACAAGCTGCGGGCCATCAACGCCGGCGTCGCGTTCGAGGCGCACGGTAGCGCCAAAAAGAAAGCCGCGGCGGCCGTCAGCGCGTGCGAGTAGGACGGACGTTCGGGTTTGCCGGTATCCGCCCGTGCGGGTATCGGCACTCCCGAGGGCCCGTAACCCTCGCGCGCCCGTAAGGCGCACACTAGGAGGCACGACTATGCAGGGATTCTTTTCCATTTCCGACGCCGACTTTCGGCTCGAGCACGTGCGCGACGGCGTGGCCACGTACCGCGCGCCCGAGGGCTTGCACCCGCGCGCGGCGATGTTGTGGGCGTGCGGCAAGGTTGGCAACGGCGTGCACCTGGTCCGCGTGACGCACCACGCCGGGGACGGATTTATCATCGCGGAGGCGCGTTGACCGACCACCCGTGCGACCGTTGCGCCGAGGCGCCCGCGCGATTTCTTCGCGAGACGCTCGCCGTGTGCGAGTCGTGCGCCGCACGTCTTGACGCACGCGCCGCCGTACAGCACGCCTGGACTACCGCCGCGCGCCGGACCGCGCGCACCTTCACGCACGTCTACCGTGCATGGGAAGCCCGATGACCAAGACTGAGGCGCACGACACACTGGAGACGCTGGGAAACACGCTTGCCGAGCGACGCCGCGAGCTGCAAGCCGCCATCGCCGACGCGCAGGCCCGCCTGTCGGACTTCGACGCCGCCTGGGCCGAGCACGACTACACCTGGCTTGCGAATGAGCGATTCATCAGCACGCGCATCTGGCTGGAGGCCAAGCACGCCGTCGCGATGCTGGAGGGCTAGCAGCACGCTCGCACGCCCCGGGGCTCCGGTCTAACGGCCGGGGCCGCACCTTTACGCGCGCTTGTCGCGCACTGGAGACATGATGACCGCTTGCGCCTATTGTGAGAAGCCCGCGACCACCACCTTCGAAGAGGGCATGACCGACGTGCCCGTGTGCGAGGGCTGCTATGCCCTGGCTGACGCTGACGCGCACGAGCGCGCGTGCCTGGCCCGCGTCGCGCCGTTCGACGGCGACTAGATCGCCGCACGCACCTTACGGGCTCCGGTCCGTCCGATTGCCGCTAGGGTTCAAGCCGTCGCCTCCGGGCACGGACTCTACCTAGACCGCGCAACGGATGGGCCGGGGCCCTTTTTCATGCCTTGCGCAAGAGGAGCCGCGCGCGAGCCCAAGCCTCGGGCACCGGTTGGCCGGCGTCGTCCTCGAAATACACGTCGTCCAGCGCGAGCAAGGCAGCCATCGCAGAATCTAAAGCCGCCCGCGTGCCAGGGCGCGCACGCCGTCGCGCAAGGTCGCCCTCAAGACTCGCCGCCGCAGATTGCAACCGCGCGATAGCCTCGCTCACGTCTTCGCCGTCTTGATCCGTCCAGACCATCACTCGCACCCGCTTTCGCAGAATTTTACCACGACTGAATGCGGCTCAGCCGCGCCAGGAGCGGCCCTCAGGCCGGTTAACTCTATTGATGCAAGATCGCGGAGCAAAGTCGTACTGCCAGTCCATGTTGCAGCGCACATTTTCCGCACTCCCAGTCAAACCTTACTCCAGACAAAGAGTAATACGCACTTTTTTGCAGAAACTGAATGGCGCTCAGCGGCCACTGGCGCAGATTTCCCGCGCTGTCGCTTTTCTGTTGACGGGTTCGCAGATTTCGCAGAAAGTACTTCTCACGCGCGTGCCCGTTCTCTCTGTACTGAATCGGCTAACGCCCCGGCCGGCAGGCCGAGCGGTGCCGCCGGTCCCCCACGGCGCACTTATTCGCGGCCCCTGACACGCTCCAGCAGGATCGCAACGCGCTCTGCGCGCTGCTCAGAGCTTAAGCCGTCCGTTTTGAGGCTGATACGGTCCTCCAGCATCCCCAAATGCTTGGCAATCAACTCCAAAGCGCGCACTTTTGTCGACTGCGCGACATCTTCCTGCTCCGCGACCTTCTTTAGTTCCCGCAAAACAAAAGCGGCATCAACCTC